GTCCAGTAGTCAATTGCAAAGTATTGTAATAATCCTGCATATACGTAAAAGGAATTTGTATTTCTACAGTTGTTGATTCCTTCGCTTCAATAAACACGTGATTTAGAGACGTTTGTACAGCCTTATGGTTATACCGAGCTGGAATAGTGTCATGACCCAACATAGGTATGACATATCCAATCAGCATGCCATCATAAAAGGCCGTTGAATTTGACTGAATTTTGAGAGTTATTTGAAATCGAGACAGTTGGAAATTAACGAATGGTGTTGAGGCAGCCGCAGTGGTAAGAATGTCAACGGGCAAAGACAAAAATGTCAAATTTGCTCCTACTGCGTCAGTTGATGACCATCGTACAGATTGAACGACGTTCCAACGACCAATCAATTCCTCCATATTCCAAGCGCTGTCGATATGAGTAATGGCTCGCTGGTTATCCTGCGAGACATAACCCCAATTAGGAACAGCAACTTGTGCCTTCGTTTGATCCACCGTGATGGCTCCTACACGATTTTCGACATAGCCTTGACCTTCAGGTAGATTTGCAGATTGTGTGTTTTGTTCTTGATTTGAATTGTCTGAGTTTGTAATGGGTTCCATGGTTAAATGCACACCTTGAGGGGATACGGTAAATTCGCTTCGCGATGTTGTGCCCGAGTTGGGTGTGTGCTTCTGATGAGTGTACGGTACTACTGATCCAAATATGCCGAAATCATTGTTCTTAGAGAAAACGGTATCTAGATATTCGTATGTATGCAAGTCAATTGGGGCTGCAAGGTTTTGCTGAAGAGCGAGAATAAAAGCGCACCGATATTTGTTAAATTCGGTTTTTCCGTAAAAATACAGAAAACGAAGCGCAGTATTCACGTTCTCCAAAGTTCCTTCCTCACGGCGCACCTTCTTTGAGATCCAATAAATCATTTCTAAAATAGTTGTCCGGTCCAATAAAGCCACAAACCTATTGTTCATGGTAGCAATAGAATTTTTAAGAAAAGTCAATTGAGCGACATTGTGTAAAGAATACCCAAGTTCGCCCTTATCACTAGGGGTTATATTAATTCCATGGTGGCGGAGAGTGTCACGTATGGTAGTAAAATTGTAAAAATTACTAACACATTCTTTGACCGATGATATTCCATCATCACCATAGAAGTAATTAACCACATACTGCTTCATTAGAGACAAATCTTGCAGATGGGGCGGCGCCAATTTCAACCAAGAATAACACATGAAAAACCAGTTAGTAATGGAATTAAGTGTTGTGGTTATGGCGCATCCAGATGGATTGCCTCCAAATTTCTGAAAGACGTTGTTTTCTATCAAACAATATGTGTGTTGAATTTCTGTCATCAATCCATATCGCTCTAAATCGCCTTCTGTTCCATAAAATGCTGAACACATACGGAGCATGGCAAGCATTCCTTCTAAGGGTACTCGTCCGTCGAATTTCTTGTAATCAAAATCCATGCCAAGTGGGGAATTATCTATTAGGGTCTTAACCATAGAATCCCACTCAGAACTATATGGATCCATTCCCATGCCAAAAGGGTTTGTTAACCGCCCTTGCATTAAAAAAGAATTGAAACCAAGAAAATACTTTCGGAGAAGTATTGTTGTCTCTAAGGGTGCACATGTAAATAACCGAGTATTTCCTTCTGCAACTTTAGGAAGAGAACGACGCTCATCTTTAAGAGAATTAACCCACACTGATGGGTAAAGTAATCCCTGTGATAATAAGCTTTCTTTCTCATCCAAAATGTCGCGAAGAGTAGTATCCTCGATAGAATACACGTCATCCTCAACTTTAAATAATTTGTCTTTTCGTCCTGGTGAGTAAGTGACATATGGAAATCCAGGAGAAGATTGCATGTTTAATCGATCAACGAAAGGATAATGGTTTCCGTTGATGGACTCTTCACGTGTTAAAACACGATCGCATGCAAAAACTCCAGGAATTTTCTTCCAATTTGCCACCTCTTCCTCCATGAACTGATAAACTCGCTCAGAAATATTGTAGTCGAAACGTGTTGGAATAGTTCCGAATTTCTCAAATTGCTGAGCCACCAGATTTACTGGAGGTCCTTGATACCTAACGTCTTTGTTTGATAGAACGGATGGTTCAGTTTTATGTTCCAAAATTGAATCGTTGATTTTCACAAGTTCGAATATAGGTGACTTTGTGATCGAAGTTTTTGTTGGTTGATGAACAATGTGTTTCACACTGCCAACAGCTCGGAAATTTCCCTGCAACTTAATGGTGGTCACAGGTGTAATAACGGGCTCTTTAGTGTAATGCACAAGTGCTCGATCAGATATTATTTTTGGTACACTCGCAACCATGTCAGCGACCTGCTCGCGAGTAATAATAGCTCCCATACCAGAACGCTCAGCAAACAATCCATAGTGCATACTGATAATACGTGGTTGACCACCCAATCCTGATGTAAAGAATGGAGATCCACACGTACCAGCAGTAGTAGCAATATCATACTGCACACTGCGCGGCTCAATTATCAACTTGTCATCAACCTTCGTCAAAGATGTACTATGATAGAAAAGGCGATAACGGGCATGAAAGCACACTTTTGATCCAGTTGAAACGGAAATCAGTGTGCCCATACCTTGTTCATACTTGTTCAATTCTGATTCTGGCACAAACCATGACAATCGATCCCTTTGAGGTTGGAGATTATCGCAAATAAACAAGCACACGTCACGAGACGCATGATCGTTAGATTCATCTTCAAACTCAAAAAGTTTGTCAGGAGAGTAAACATTCTGATGTATAGTAGGAGGAGAATTGTCGTAAAACATGGTGACAGTTATTATGTCGCCAGGTTTTATGGGATTAGTCTGGGAAAAGAAATGTGAATTTGCCAGAATAACCTTGCCACCAATAGGCAAACAATTCATTGCATAAACTGATCCATCCTCAAGCACTCTCGAAAGAGTCGCTGGAACGTAGGAGTTTATCATTTCCATATCTGAATGGTTAAGCTGTGGGATAACACTCTTCTTAGGAACAAACTTAGGCTTGTGTGAAGCTTTGTTGTGTGGCTTAACACTAGCACGATAAGAAAAAGATTGCGGTTCAGTCTGGGCGTCATAATAGCTCGACACTGCTTTTTGAGTCTTATAGGCAGTGTGCAAAACAAAAATAGACGCTAAGAATGAAACTATGGGAAAGATCCTACGGGTCAGAATACCCATAATACCCTCCTCATTTAGCAAAATTTCCAAATCGTTATAAAGGCTGAAACCTATTTTCTTAGTCAAAGCAAGTATTGAAGTGACAATACCGCCTTGCGCTTGTGCTGTACATGAGGTCTTTGGTTTGGCAGTTAAAAACGTGTTGATAAAAGTCTTGTCTTTTGTGACTACATCTAACAGACGGTATTTCTTGTCATACGCATCGCACACTACTTGACAAAATTGAGAAGCAGTATACACTTGCTGTTCTAGAGATTCTTTATCCGCATAAGGTCGTAATTTAGACATATGAAATTCACCACCAGTGGGCTCTACAGCTCGAAAGGTAGTAAATCGCAGATGACTATAATTAACAGGATCTTTTTCTGCAATTGCGTCCACTTCCACACACACGTCACGTCGGCGTTGTATTGCCTCCTTACGTAACAAGGTGAGAGGTGATGGATACTTAATATTAGAACACAAAATAATTACCTTAGAATCGAATCCTGAACCTTTGTGTTCCATACCGTCATAGTTGAGAGGTTGTGCGTTGTTAGTAACTAAACTAATTAATTCAACCATATCCAATTCTTCGCGATGTTGTGCAAAGTCATCAAAAACGACAATGGGCTGTTTATTATAACCATCCCAAAAATCGGTCTGACCACGATAATACACAGTGTTGTTGGAAACTGTGGTGTCTACGTGGCCAATATGATGAAGTATTATTTCAGACAAAACACGCACAAAAGTTGACTTACCAACTCCAGCTCCTCCATATAAATAAATTACAAGAGGCTCTTGAGTTCGTGCGGAGAGTGGGGATTTGAGATCCCAGACTTTTGATGTCAATGACTTTACCAATAATGACACACTAGGTGGAATTCCTGGATGTTCAAGAATATCACGATCGTATTTATGTGCCAAATCGATAATTTGATTGTAGAGGCGGTTATTGAAACCACGCCCCTCCTTATGTTCAGTTAAAATATTGTGACACATGTCGGACAATTGTTGTACATATCCGTCATCTTTGCAAGTAGAAATCCAGTACTGCTTGTCATTCATCGACAATCCGGTAGTAATCCACTGAGGTAGATATGCAAATACCCATCCCAGCAAATTCTTACCGGAATTGAGAGCACGTTCGAAAGTTGTGAAACGTCGACACGCAATCTCAAACTGCGACAGTGATGGAGTAGGGATGTTACAAATGGTAGATCCAATTACCCTAATGATTGCACTGAAGAAATGAGTGAAACTATCACCTTGTGCTTCAACAGTTATTCCCTGACTTCCTTGCGCCGGGTCTTGCTGTGGGGAAGA